AATCCAAGACTTAAGCCTAAAGATATGAAAAATTTAGTTAGTGACTTTACAACGTCTAACAAAGGTTTAAGTGCTAGCGATCAGGGCCTTGCATTTGTTCAAGGATTAAAACAGCTGGCTAAAGCTTCTGAAGATAGGTTGAGATTAGAATCTAATAGAGCTATATCAGACTTGCCGTTAAAAGGTATAGACGAAACTGTTAATATTATATTTAGACCAAACGCAAATTCTAATATTGAAATACTAAAAAAAACAGTTAGTCCTGAAGTTTTTACCAGCATACAACAAGCAAGTATGCAAAAACTTTTATCTAAATCTATAGATTTAAATGGCAAAGGAAGAATTACAGATTTGTTTAAATCTGGTAATTTAAAAACAGCTTTAGATTCTTATGGTGATGAGACTTTAAATGCTATGTTTGGCAAAGATTTAACACAAGGTTTAAGAAACTTTCAAAGATCTATTGATGTATTAACTAAACAAGAAGCAGGCAGAGGGGGAGCGGCTGGTGGACTGGTTGCAGCTGGTATTGGTGCTAGTCTTGCGTTAAATCCTATTGCAGTTTTACCTACAGTTTTATCTTTGGCTGTTGCTAGAAAATTATTTGCATCACCAAGATTTGTTGCAGCAGCATCAAAAACAGACAAAGGATCTATTCTGACTGCGCTTGATATGACCGAACAAGCTATTAGACAAGTAGCAGTTCGTCAATTAGGCATGGGGGGTGATCAAGCTGCTCAATTTTCAAGAGATGTAATGAGTGGTGTTATTGACGCAGCTGGTGTTGAAGAGTTAATTAGTGAAAGTAAACAATTATTAAAACAAGGCGTAAATCAAGGTGTAGATGTTTTTGAAGACATAGAAGATCAAACACAGAGATCATTCCAATCATCTCAAGCAACTTCACCTCAAATTGAAATGCCTGAGATTCAATCTTTTACTCCACCTCAACCAAACAATCCAACTAGAGCGGACTTTGATGAGCAGTTATTTGGCAGGCCTTCCAGAATAGGTTAAAACCCTAGCTCATTGCGATCCATTCCTAACGGCTTATCAGACAAACATTCCCATTTATCTAACGGTATGTGTATATAAGGTTCGTTGTCTTCATCATAAATAGGATTGTCGCTTACATTCATTCTTACATCATAAACAAAGTCTTTCTCCCATTTGTGCATATAGATGCCGTCTGTCATAGCATAAACAATAATAAACGGCACTCCGGTTGCTAATGCAAAAGAAGATCCTTTCCGCAGCTTGTTTGTAGATATTATAAAAGTGTCGTATTTATCATGAGCAAAGGTGCGACATTTAACTTCGCACCAATAGTTCTTTTCTTTAGACTCTATCCAATAATCTAATGAATAACTTGTGGGTAACTTATGACAACTAACTCCCCAAAGGCCCTCCAAGAATCCTGCTACACGCTCTTCTCTTTTCTGGTCTTCTCTGCTTTCTAATGATGGTGTTTTCATATCACTCCTCAAAGAAGTTAGGATCTACAGCAACAAACCTTTTGGTTGGTCTGCCCTTGCCCCCAACTTTAATTTCAATTTCCTGGATCTCTCCAGCATTCTTTAACCGTTCTATAATCTCTTTGACTTCATAAGACTTCATACTTCTAAATAGTTCATGCCTATCTACTTCTCTTTTAGATATACCTTCTCCATTTCTAGATCTAATAAAAGACAACACTTGTTTGATACGAGACTCTGTTGCAGAGCTAGCAACTTTGTCTCTGCATGACTCTATAAACATCAAATCATAGTATCTAATGTAATCTATAGACCACTTCATAATGTCTGATGTAATCGTCTTAGCGTCTGCATTAGAGGCTAATGTACATAACAAGGCTAACCTCATGGCTTTCTCTTTAGATCTACTGAGCAAAGGCTCTAGGTTATCTTTCTCTAATATGTCCTGTCTTTTAACAATCTCTCTGGCAAAGTCTTGCAACAACTCTTCTGACTGCTTATCAAAATTTAAGATAGTTTGATTTAGATCCATTTCTGAATTATCCCTAGAGGTATCACTAAGACCACCCTTTAGCCTTCTAATGTAATTAACCCAGTTAACTATAGTAAGAGGAGGTTCTGTATATCGTCTTAAATCTCCAACTCTTCTAGGTTCTTTAGATTCAACTACTACAAAACGGTTAAGAAAACCATCTGCAATACGACCACCATTTAATGCTGAATAAAAATTCTTAGGTACAGACAAACCAACTAATGTAATGGCTGGTTTATGTGTAACTCTATTCATCATCTGTTCTTTGTATTGCTCTTGCACTCCCATCAAAGAATAGTTATCTGGTCGCAGAGTCCCATGACAACGACCCCAAGCCTCCATAAGAGTCTGTAGGCCGTCCTCTTTATTGGTATTACCAGCGTTACTGATTGCTTCAAGTCTTTTACCAAACTCATCCATAATAGTAATCTGAGTAGGTCTTATTTTTAAAACAGAATGTACAGCACCACTTGAGGTATAGCCGTCTCCTACTATTAACTTCTCGTGGTCCGAAGCATTAATAACAGCTTCTATAAATGTTTTGATGTTCTCTTTACCCTGACCAGATTTAGCAACGCCCATAAAATACATGCTAGAAAAATTGTTCATATTAGTTCTATATAAACGACCACAACTAACACTTGCTAATGCTAATGCACCAACTAAAGATAGTTCTGGTTGTGGCACTTGTGCAATATCCTCACAAAAATCAAACATGTTTTTAATTAAACCAGGTGGTGAAAATAGATCTGCTGGTGGACTAATGCTTTCTGTTGACTGTATAAATAATGGTGCTATTTGATTCTTTCTATCGTGCGTTCTTTTAACATTCTCTGCTACTGAGTCTATTTCTTGTTGAGGTAATGGAGGGTTGTTATTCTTATTCCAGTTCTGCAAAAAGACTTTAACAAATTCAAGGTTTACATTTTTAGAAATTAAATACCCAGCTATCCTAGCTGCTCCATCGTTCCTTGATCCTTCAAGCACTCCATCTAATGAGAAGGGAGCTGTTTGTTTGCTGCTTTCAATCTTAGGTATGCCTGTAATTTGTATGTACTCTTTCTCGGTAAAATCTGGTAGATCTGTATGATCATGTATTTTCCAATCAGGAAACATAATAGGCTTGTAAACAGTACCATTAGCATGACGGTTATATGGCGCAATAATTAAGCCACCAACCCCCCGTATGTCTATCAGTCTTTCTATAGGAGTATCGTTAGTCCTTCTTGTAGCGAAGGTGGTGTAGTTTTCTGGGTTGTTATAATAGTAATGCATACCTTTACCAGTTATAACCTTAAAGGGACAAGCAGGTAAATTTCTCTCTACCCAATCCATAGCCTCTGGCGAGTCTGCATCCACAACAACAAATTTGCCGCACACTAATGCTACAACAAGATTGTCTCTATCTTTAAACCAAGATTCAACAAGTTCTCTGGAAGGCCTAGTCTCCTTATATTGTTCCCAGCTTCCTAAGAATGATGGAGGTTTCTTGTTAGATCTCTGTAAAGGGACAACATTATAACCATCATCAAAATAAGCCAAGGCAATATCTAAGGAAGAATCATCCTCATTAATATTGAGTTGAAACACTCTAGTTCTGTTCTGTCAATATTTCGGATATAGAACCATATATAGATTCAAAATCTAATCTCCCCTCTGTTGCCTGTATTATTTGTTTAGCTTGAGCTATAGACGGTTGCCTATAACCATACCTCCAGGATTTACATGATGCTTCTGAGCATTTAAAGTCTTCCGAAGCTTTCTTATTGCCTAAGAATGCGATATATCCTGATAGGGTATAATCATCTACCTTTCTATCTTTGTGTTTTGGTTGTATGCCCATAGTGCTTAACTCCTTAAGTTTTTTTGTTGCTATTGATTTGGATCTAAAGTAGTAATTAGCCACCCAGGTCATGTCGTTTAATTTACCCATATACTTCTCCTAAATAATATGATTTACACATTGTAGTTTCTTCGTGTATAATAATCAAGTTCATTTCAAATAAACCGTAGGAGGGTACAAAATATGAGCTTGAAAGATAAAATAAAAACACCAGACAAACTTGTCAATAAGCAAGGAGCAAAACTTCTTGTGTACGGCCAAGCCGGAGCTGGGAAAACTTATGCAACACAAACTATGCCAGGCAACGTCTTGGTTATAAGTGCTGAAGCTGGGTTGCTTTCTATTAAAGATGCGCCCAACGTATCTGCTATTGAAGTAAGTAATTATGATGATTTAAGAGAGGTTTATTCTGCTCTAAAATCTGGCGAATTAGTCTACGATAGCGTGTGTTTAGACTCTGTATCAGAGATCTCTGAGATCTTATTGGTGCATGAAAAGGGTAGAAACAAAGACGGGAGAATGGCTTACCAGAATGTAGCTGAAGCAGTCACCAGTCTAATGAGATCATTTAGGGATCTAGATATGCATGTATTATTTCTTTGCAAAGAAGGCAAAGATAATAATGATGGCGTATTTTTCTTTGGTCCTAAGATGGCAAGTAAACCTCTGGGAGATTCGATAACGTATTTCTTTGATGAGGTTTTAGCACTTCGTATTATTGACGATCAAGATGATGATGGTAATGCGATAGCTGCAAGGTGGTTACAAACGAGAATAGGTCAAGGCTACACAGCTAAAGATCGTAGCGGTAAGCTAGAAGCGTTTGAGAAACCTGATTTAACTGCTCTAATTGCAAAATTAGGGTTTTCTATGAATGTTGAAAATAAGGAGAGCAAATAATGTCAGATTTTAATGATGTTGATTTTTTTGAAAACGTGGAACAAATGGAATCGAAAGGTCCAGAGGTTGCACCAACTGGTGATTACGAAGCAAAGATTATTGCTGCTGAAAAGTACAAATCTAAAAGCGGTAATTGGACGCAAAAATATACTTTTCAGATTGATGGCGGTAAATACCGAGATCATACTGAATGGTATAACTTATGGTCAACCAACGAAACATCTAAGCAGATAGCATCCGAGATGCATAGTCGTTTAGCTTTGGCTGTTGGGTTCAAGAAACTACCAGAGTTCGGTAAAGACTTTATAGGTAAAACTGTTAAAGTAAACATGAAGCAATTTGAAGATGTTTGGACAGATGGCGAAGGCCAACAAAGAACATCTCTCAAGTCTAAGATCATGAAACTTGAGAAGTCAACGGTTATGTCTCCCCCCCAAGAGGCAAAACCACCCTTTTAAGTAAGGGTAAACGAAAGGGGCGTCAAGCCCCTTTTTTTTGCATACAAATACGCCAAGCAGATTGTTTTATTTGATTTGGGTAGTTGGTGTACAAAGAATCTCTGCACTTATTGAATTGTTCTTTTAGATCTATTGATTGTTTTTCTGGGATGGGTATAAGGCTGCATGTGTTTAAAAGTAAAACAATACAGAGAATGCGCATTATTTTTTATGTAATGAAATAAAATGCTCTGCGTCTACCAGGACTAAAGGCTTGCTTCTATTTCTTTTAATAACGACCAGAGGTTCGTAATCTTTGCAATTAGATTCAGCTTGCTCATACGCTTTCCATACATTAACTGCTTCTTGATTTTTGCATTCAATTGAGTAAGGAAATTTATTCCGGGATTGTTTACCCATAATAATATCTTCGCCTTGGCTACCCATAGGCCTTGACTCTAAATCTTCTTTATCCAAGCATAAGATCTCAATCATTACATTAGCAAACCATTGCTGAAGTTTACGACCTTTAGCTTTAGCGCTTGATGTTTTCATTATTCAGAAACAAAAACCATAATTTCGTCTTCGCTTATTTTAAGCATGCCTATTACCTCTTTGCCTTTAAACTTTCTTTCTGCGCTAACAAATGACTTTGTTTTTACAATAGGAGTGTCTACTTGATAATCTTCGTCTTGTCCTTGTAGTATAATTGACTTTAATATGTTCATAGTTTTAATTATAATTTATTTTGTGTTTTAAAAAATAATGGCCTCCTGAGAGGCCAGTAGTAACGTTTTCTTAACCTGGTCCAAGGGTTAGTATCAACGCAGTTATCACGTTTTTTACATGTTTTCCATTTGATCTATTGCCCAATTAATATAGACAACGGCCTTCTGAAGATCCTGGATATTTGCATCTTTAAGATCAGCTCTCCAAATATATTTAAAAGCATTACCTTTGCAATACCCTTTAAATTCTTCTGGAGTTAAAGCTGCCTTAATTGCCTCTATACATTCAACCCCCCCTTTTGTGTAGTGAGGGGGATGTTTAACTGCTGAATCTTTACTCACTTTGATTCTCCAGTTCCTTACATTTAGGACACTCTGTATCAGAAGTAACTACCATAAGATTACTAAATATAGTTGGTATTGGCTCACTTATATTTACAGGATTCTCAATATCAGATCCACATCCATCACATATATACCTACTCATTCCA